AGGGGGTAATGGAAAACTGTGGTGCTATTTTTATTCTCACTACTAACAACATTGCTAAGGTGGATAAACCTATTCAGTCTAGGTGTGTTGTGTTTCACTTCAAACCTTTCCGTAAAGATATTGCGAAGCAATGGTTGGAAACTCTTGCCTCACATAATGGAGAGGTGGTTTACGATTTACCTTCCGGTACTCTTGACAAAATAGCAGACGCTCATCACGGAGATATGAGAGCAATGATTAACAGTCTTCAAACTGTTATCACACTCAAGGGTGAAGAGGACAGAACTAAATTCTTACTGTCTCTTTACTCTATTGATTTTGATGTCAAATTATTCTATGAGTACATCAACGACCTTGATTGGTTTGCGTTTGAGATGATGCACACGGCGGGTGACATAAGAAACACCCTAAAAGTAATTACGGATTATGCTATCGAAAACATCAAGACTAACAGTAGGGATAGTAAGAAAGCCGATGTGCTACACCACATCGCAAATGCGTATAGAGATTTCTATTTAGGTATGCCAGAGAAGGTGGTAGTGGCCGCTTTCTGCCAGAATATGCTGGAATCGGCACCTTTATATCCGTGATAGTTATAGGACAATTTAGAAGCAAAAGGTGAATAAGATGAACAACGAGCAGACCATAACAAACGTAGCAAAGACGCTGAACGTGACCCCGGAGGCACTCAAGGAAAGAGTTGCCATACTCCTAGAAGAGCAGGGGCCAGCATGGAAGAACGCAGGTAAGTCAGAGGACGACTGCGAACTTCTAGCAATCAGGGTTGCCGCTAGGCAAATCAACACAGAGGCCGCTAGACTCCGAAGAGCAGGGGCAGAGGCAATAGAGGGGATGTTCATTCATTCTCCACGAGCAAAGGAGTGGGGTAAGATTCTTTACAACAAGATGTCGAAGCAACTACGAACTGCTGATGAGGGTGCGAGGACTGCCCTAGTGGAGAGTGGCGCAGTTGTTCTCTTTGAGAACAATCACGACGGGACATGGACTAAGATGGCTAGGGATGACTTCGGAGGACAGTCTGATGTGACTGAACTACCACGCAATACCATGAACATAGATGAGAATACTTCTTTCTTCGTCGTTTGGGATAAGAGCAACCCAACCTTCCCAAGCGGAGATGCTAACTTCAAGTTCGGTAAGGCACGACCACAGGACGAGAGGGAGAGGACTTCACTCTTCTTGACTACTGACATGAAGTTAGTGACAATCAAGGCTCAAGGAAAGGCGGCTGACATTCAGCACCCAACCTTCGTCACAGGTACTATTCCTGTGAGGATGGGGCAGAACGGTACTACGGCTTACTGTAAGCCGGAGGTGTCAGTGTTTACGACTGATGAGTCCCTGTCTAACAAGTACCCATCAGCACCCATTGACCTTCTAGGTATGGAGGATATACCAGTGGATATGCTGGACGGGTTCGATGCTCTAACATCGTACTACGATACTCACAACGGACAGCCCGGATGGTGGGATAAGATTGTAGCCGTACCTTCTGAGGTCATTCACATTGACCCAAGGGACAACGGTGGCATGGTTCTAGTATGCGCTGACCTTGACATAACGTCTACCGCCCCAACGGTGGATGTATATGTGGGTGCAGACCACCCAGTGGACTTCGCGGTAGGTACTAAGTGCCTAATCGTCGGACAGACATGGAGAAGCCAAGAGAATGAGCAGAGGATGAGTGTCGGAGGCTGGTGGGCCTACGATATGATTGAGTCTATGGACATGGAGTCTAACCTTGACGCACACTCCGAGTCAATCGGTGTAATGGAGATGAAGGACTATGAGTAATTGGGGACAATCTACTACTGCTAAGGCAGTACCTAGCAACAAGAGCGGTACTACAACTACCGTCGCACCACAGGTCGTTTACGATAGGTCTTATTACAGGAACCTATTCAACACCCAGCGAGCCGTCCACAACGAGGGACGCTATGCTCTAGTGGGACATGAGAACACCTGTAAGACTGGTCTAGCCGCATGGCTTCTTGAGGATGAGATTAACTCAGGTAAGACAGTCTATGTTTTCGATGTAGATAACTCTGCTATGTCCACAATCATGGACTTGTACCCTGATAATGAGAACGTCATAGTTCTCCCTCTTCTAGATGAGATGGATGACTCTATCTTCAACGAGGATAACAGTGTGAACTATCTTCAATTGATTGAGAAGACCAAGTTCTTCATCAACGACATTGCAGAGGGTATCAAGAACGGCGATGAGGTCGGAGGAGTTATCTTCGATGGTGGTTCGACATTCCTAAAGTGGTGCGAGTTCGCTATGAGAGCGGCACTACTACGAAAGGGAGTTATCGAAGAGGAGTCTGATACCTTCAATCAGAAGGAGTGGCGAGAGCGCAACAAGTTGAACCGCGACGTTCTTGACAGACTTCACGCACTACCTGTGAACAAGATATTCAACACCTTCCACTTGAAGAACATTCAGCAGTACATGGATGATGGTTCGGGTAAGAAGGTTCTGATGTCAGTAGGTGAGAGGCCGGACTGGGAGAAGGGGACAATGCGCCGATTCTCTCAGCAGATATTCCTTGCTCGCTACATGAAGAAAGCAGATGCCGCCGCCGGAGTCAAGGGCGACAGAAAACTAACTGACGGACAGTGGTGCGTCAGAGCAACAATCGAAGAGATGAAGGGTCAGTTCATACAGTTTGTAGGACAGACCCACACAATCCTAAACGTCAAAGATGGTGAAGCCACATGGTATGGACTTCCCTTCTTGAGGCCGACCGGAAAAGGTGAATCCAATGACAACACAGACAGTGAGAATACAGAAGAATAGTTTGACCGACCTACTAAAGAGGGTGCAAAGAAAGCACACTGTAGCAGGTAAAGGCAACGTTTCTCAAGTCGAGTCTTGTGTGCTTACCTACGAAAGAGATGAAGTTAGTGTCACCTCTTTACCAAAGGACGGCGTGAGTAGTGTCGCTAGATTTGCGGTAAAGGTAAATGAAGTAGCCAACACTACTTGCCTCTTTCCTGTCCCATCAATAGATACTCTTCTAGGTGTCCTAAAGTTTCATGGGCAAAGTCTCAGACTTACCTTCAATGGTGAAAAAGGCAAGATGCTAATTAAGTCGGGCAAGAAACAAACGACGCTTGCGACTAGCCTTAATGCTCAAGCCTATTCTACATCTAGCGATACTCTATTGCGATGGAGTGATAAGTCAAAGGAAATAGCGGGTAAGATTCATCCTGTTCTCGGTACTTACACAGACCACACCGGGATAACTTATTCTCCTCAGAATTGTAAGACCGATGGTCTAACTCTTTGGGAGGTTGATACGACTGATTTGTTTGAAGCCCTGCGATGCGATGGCATGAACGGTAAGAAGACAGGACAGTACACATTTACCTTTGATAACCACACAACCACCATTACTACTGGTGATGATATGAAGGGTCGCACTTCAACTGAGATTGGTAAGTGTAGCATCCCTAGTGAGTACACTCACAGGCTTCGTGCCTTCTCAATAACTTTTGAAGGTGGTCTAGAAGAGACTATGAAAGTGGCTACTGGGAACGTGGATATATTTTTCCTTGAGTTCCCATCGCGGAAAGACAAGGCTGGACATTGGGGAATGATAGTTTTCTTTAGGGATGAGTCACAGAATTGTCTAAAGAATCAAGAATTTGTATATCTTACATCGGTGGTGCCAGCATGAAAGACTGTCCCCACTGTGGAAACTCTCTCATAGAGGGAGAACCTAACACCGATTACCAAGGAGAGAAGTGGCTTAGGAGTCGGTACGAAGGTGAAGGTCTAAGCATGGCAGAGATAGCAGGTATCTGTATGGTATCACCGACAACTATAAATAAGTGGTTGGTTAAGCATAATATAGATACGAGAAGTCGTGGACGAATCAAAGGCAAGAGATGGGACAATGATAGTTGAACGTGGTAAAGGACGAGAAGTTATCATAAGAGCAAGGGACGAGAATGGCGAAAGAACTACGGTAAAAGAAACTGGTTTTTATCCTTACTGTTTTGTGGAGACAGAACACGCAAACCTATTCCCCGGTGCCGCCAAAGATAATGGTTTCACCGGACTGTATGGTGAAGACCTTACCAAGATTACTATGTCGAGTCCCGACAATATTAATATGGTAAAAGAAGTTGCAGACCAACATGGGCTTAAGACATGGGAAGCAAACATCCCCTTTGTCAATAGAGTATTGGCTGACAGATTAGAGGTCAGTAGTCCTATACCTAACTACGACCACAGGATATGGTATCTTGACTGCGAGTGGAACCCTGTGACTAGCGCCCTGCGTGTGATGGTATTCCATGATAATTTCACAGGTGATACTGAATGTCTTTACGTTAATCCGAACTACGATGCTACCGAGGCCAAAGAGAATATGCCTATGGCCTACACCAGCAACAGGACACCGGGGCGTCGTGATGCAAAGGGCAGACTTGAGTTCCCTAATGAGGAATCAATGCTTCGTAATTTTATCACAAGATTAAGAGAGGCAGACCCCGATGTTATCACAGGGTGGTTCGTAGTTGGTGCTGATATTAAGACTATTATAGAGAGATGTAATGCTAAGGGTATCTCACCACAGTCTCTTTCTCCTCTTAGGAGAATCAGATACAAGTTTGGTGATTGGGCGCAACCAATAGCAGGTACTACTTGCATAGACTTGATGGTTGCATTCTCCAAGTTATGGGAATTGAAGAACGGGAAACTTCCGGGCTACAAACTAGATG